TATGAAATATATAGATAATGATGCTTTTATCATCGAAGTTGAAAAAGCTATTTTAGAAAGTGGATTCACAAAAAGAAAAATTGCAGAGGCATTAGACATGTCACCACAAAATTTAAATAAATTATTGAATAAAAAGAATTTCAGCATGGCGGATGCGAAAAAGATCCTGGATGTAATTGGTTTTGAAATTGAATTTGAAATAAAGAGGAAATAGTATGGATATCAAAAAGTATATACTATTCTTATGTGATCTTCTGGTTATCGATCAGCCAAGAGTTTTTATAAAAAAAAGTGGCAAATTCAAAGATATTGATGATCAACCAGCAGAACCTTTTACATTAAAAGGAAGTGCAGCAGCTACCACGATTGTTGAAGAGAATGAGATATACATCGATATGGATGTAATCAATAAATCTATGCTATATCCTATCCTAGCACACGAATTACGACACATCTATCAGTACCAGTCAGTGATGCATCCTTCCTGGGGAGAACCAATGGCAGAAACATGGAAAGAAGAAATCATGCATTATAATGCATCAAATATCAAAGGTTATGAAAACCAGTCAATCGAAATCGATGCCAATGCTTTTTCCAAGTTGATCATAAACGTTGTTTACAAGAAAGACTTTGAAGTAAACTGCGATCAAAAATTACTGAAGAAGCGCATCCAAGAACTAATGAATGATTTCGGTTATGAAGAAATCAAAGAATGCTATGAATATAATATAGGACCACTTCCAAACATCAAAGCATAAAAAAAGAACCTGCCATCGTCATGAAGGCAGGCTTTTTTACACACAGTCAAAATAGTTTAATAAGTACTATTATTCAATTTTTGTTTTTAAGTGTTTCTGTCACTTTCACTTTGTGCCGATTATACGATTTCCAATCTCGGCCCAAACTTTAAAATACTCATTCATCGCATCTGTATCAAGATCTGGGAATGTTGGAATATCTGGTTTATCTTCTGGAAGCTCCTCATCAATTGGATCAGATTTTAGTTTCTCAAATTCAACATACAATACATCCTTATCAATTGGCTTCGATGTATATTGATATAGATCACATAATTCTGAACGATCCGCATTTAAATTGCCATCGTTCGAAATCCAAGCTGCAATCCATTTAGGATAGCCTGTTTCTTCAATATATGTTCCAAACCAACTCTCTGATGCATAGATACCTACATAATATCCTTTTTCTTTGAAGAAATCACAGAAAATCTTGCAAGAGCTAGTGCATCTTTCTTTATTCATGACACCGTTCTTGCCCTTATATCCGTCAGCATCTTCCATATCAAACCATACACCTAGATCAGGAACGATATCATTATTCTTTAATAAATTGTATAGATATTGTGCCTGTTCCAATGCTTGTTCATCATTTAGAGCATAATCATATAGATAAACACCGAATGGAATACCCAAACTTCTACATTTTTCTACATTCTTTAGGAAATACTTGTCTGTATTCGTTCCATATGCAGCTCTAATGATCGCAAATTCATATGGAGATAGATCAATATCTCCCTGATGTTCCGAAATATCCACACCCCAATGTTTTACATTTTTTGAATAATCTGGTGTTTCAGGTTTTTCTTCGTCTATTGGTGGTGCTGGATTTTCTTCCTTGACTTCACTGAATGTTGCCCATTGATCATCTGAACCTTCTGCAGGTCTTGCTTCAGTTGGTGATACTGCAGCAAAAACACGTATACTAGGATCTTTCTCATATGGCCATGAAATATATCGATGGCCAAATCCAATCAATTTATAATCATACTGCTGGACTTCACCTTTATACATAGCGCCAAAAGCAGGCCCTGTAGGACTGTCCCTATGAACTGTGATAGGAATATCATTTCTAAAGGTTGCTACACCAACCTCAGGTATCAGCATGCTAGGATCATAGCTTTGTGATGTATTTTCACCACTGAAACATTTAGGTCTAAATGCAGTTGCAAAGGTAGCAGAATAAGGAAGAGCGATCACATTAAATGCACCATTAGCGCCTCCTTGATTTTGGCCAAGAAAATATCCATAGGTACCATCAATATCACTGTCAAATATTGCAATATGTGAATATGGTGTTGCTGAACATTCATAGAAAACAGCAATATCACCTGGTTGCATCACGCTGACTTCATCACAGAAATTCAAGATACCGTTCGATGCACGATTGTTCCATATATCTTTGACATAGCCTGAAGTGCTGCAATGAATACGACTATATCCAAGTTTTTCAAGATAATACATCACACCATCCCAGCATTGTGCACCGTAATATCCGTCAATGTCATAGGCTCTTCCTAATACCTGGTTTTTAAATTCTTGATAAGTCATAATATCTCCAAAAGAAAAGAGCGATTACTCGCTCTCATTTTCTTTATTAATTAATTTATCAGCTACTTCCAATCCGTTCTGCAGGATCATTGGCACATTGAATCCAGCCTCTACAAAATTCTCAACGATTGAACGTGCTTCATTAACGATCAACGATGCCAGGACAAACCATCCTAAAATAGTAGTGATCTGCAGATCAACACCAATCGTAGAACCAACTTCAATCAAACACGCTGCAATGCCGAAGCCAAAGGCAATCATCAACCAGTATCCTAATTTTTTAAGAACTCCCTGCCAGCCTTTGACACTATTCTCTTTTCCGGCCATTCTTGATTTCATCCAACCTGTGATCCAGTCAATAATATTCAGGACCAAGAAAAAAGCGAACAAAAACCAATGCTTGCCAAAGATCATCGTTAAGGATGCAATGATCGCTCCTAAAAGTGAATTATATGCGTCCATAAAATCAAACATCTTCATTTTTTTCATTTACCTCACTCTTTCTATTCTACTTTTTGAAAATAACGTGGTAACGATTCACAATCTGCATATAAAGGCTGACCGCTGTCTTCTAAGCACAAATACAAGACATCATTCTGAATGTAATATTTATCCTTATATACAGTCATTAATTGGCTGTATGGAATTGGGTCTTCCTGTGTTCCTGCGTGTGAAGTTTTGATGCGTTGATAAAGAGCTGCAGTGCTTATACCAGGTTCTTGTCCTTCTAAAACAACCGGAATTTCTTGTCTTGATTCCCATGCCTCTTTATTGAATTGGAATCTTTGGTTAGCTTTCATTTTTCCACCAATGAATTCTTTCCATTCAGTCAATACAGATACACACTGTAAGATTTGATCATTTGTCATCAAAGGAATCGCACATGCAATTGCGAATGACTGCTCTTGTGTTAATCCACCTTCCGGTTCTTCTCCTTCTGGTTTGGATAAAGTGATGCGATAAATAGTTTTATCTTCGCTATCAACTTTATATCCGAATTCATCAATAGCAGTATAACCAGTATAAGAATCATCACCATACACAATTGGATTCTTATTCGTTTTAAACGCCTCTTGAATGACATCTATTTCAGATTCACACACAAATGTGATGTTTAGATTCTCGTTAATTTCCTGGATCAATTCATTGCATAGCGTGATATCTAGATCACCGATTTTGATGCTTTTTGAAGGTTCTTCATAGATAGGATCATCGTTATAGATCTCTTCATTCTTCTTAACTTCTTCACTCATATTCTTACCTCTTTCTATAAAATAAAAAGCATGAAAGGAAGTGCTGCTCTCATGCTATACAAAAATCTAGTTTTAGACTGGTTGAAAAACCAAAAAATTTATCTGAAATATTCTACATTTACGAACTACTGTAATATCTCACACAATCAAATCATTCCTAATCTTGGAAATTATGAAGTAGATCAATTAAATAATGATATACTTCAAGAATTCATTTTGAATCGATTAAAGGAAGGTCGATGTGATGGCAAAGGTGGAATATCTCAGAAATATGCTCAAGATATTATTGCTGTATTAAAACTCACTTTAGGTAAAGAAGTTGAAATACAACTTCCATATTCTCCGCCTAAGTTAAACCGTAATACTCTCTAAATTGTAGCCCATAATCATGCTGATGCTTATATTTACCACCTGTAGAACTGGCAGTAAAGGACATACCTAAGCGGTACGTCTAAACATATATACACCAATGCTAGGCATGATATTATCTGTATTTTCAGTTTTGCCAGATATCCCAATTTGAGATGCATTTGCTTCATTATCAGTTCGATCTGTCACAGATTGTAAATCTGATGATCCAATATAGAGTCGCTTGTTCTCAGGATAATTAGTTCCATTGTTAATTTCTCGATAATCCATATACATTCGGTAGCCGTTCACAAAATGGTTCCAGTCTGCGCCAAGTGTTCCAGGCTCATGTTGATGCTTGTATTTTCCATATGTTCCTAGAGAAGTAAAGGACATACTTGTAGTGCCATCATCTCCTTGACCGGCACCGATCAAAACTCGACCAGGCGCAAACGCTTCCCAAGTACCACCAAACAAGGTTCCTGGATTCGTTGAAGCGGTGCTAATATAAATAGAGCCGACCGGATATACCAGGTCGACCAGTTGACGTAATTTTCCTTTCGATTTAAATCTGAATAAAGACATAATACTTTACCTCCTATTGTTCAGCCATAGCTGCATCATTACCAGCTAATAATGACGTGATTTTGTCATTTAATTCTTTTCCCTTTGCTGCAGTCAAAGCAGATATTGTACTTGTTGATGTCAAATTATCAGTAAGAGGGGGCTGTGGTCCAGTGTCTCCCTTATCACCTTTAGCCCCCGTCAAACCTTTGCTACCATTTTTGACATTAAACGTTTGCTTGACACCATTTGATAGAGTAACGGTAATCACGTTTGTTCCAGAATCAGCAGATGATTCTGTTGTTTGCTCAATGCTTGTAACAGATACCCCATCAGCACCTTTAGCGCCAGGATCTCCTTTAGGCCCCTGAACACCTTGATTCCCTTGCGGACCTATCACGTTGCCAAGATCAACTCGTCTTGCCATGATGACACCTCTATTCTTGGTATGTTGCGATTAAGTGACCGTTCTCTATGCTCAACTCTGGAGTGACACCATCTTTACCAGCTGGACCCTGTACACCTTGTACGCCTTGAGGGCCTTGATCTCCCTGATCACCTTTTTCTCCACGAGATGGTTTCAACAGGTCGGTTTCTCCTATGAACCAGTTCCCATTTACTCCGATGCTTGGAACAATGCATCCTAAATCTACTTCTCTTGCCATAAAATCAATCCTCCTATTCTTCGTACTTAGCAATTAAATGGCCTTTTTCATTTACATAAAAAGACGGTGCTCCTGCGCCGCCCATTGCTTTAATTTCATCTAGTTCTTGTAATATTTGATTAATTATATCTGGATATGTCTCTTCAAAAAACTCATCTGGTTCCAAGCCTTCAAGGACCTGAGAACGAGCAACTGTAGTATTCCATTCATTAGTTACATCTTCTTCGACAGATTTTTTGGCACACACAATAAATTGGATTGTGCCTGGAGTCTTCGCGCATTTACGAGGAATCAACCAACTAAATGTGATCTCGTCTCCTTTTACCGATACATCATCACAGTAATATCTGTCTTTTTCTCCAGATGCATTTTGATAGTTTACAAAAATTACAAGACTTGAAAGATCTATATTGTCACCTACGATCTTTGGACATTTAAAATAGACCCTTTCTACATCTTCATCGGATTCAACACCTAAAATTTTATATGTATCCGGCACAGTGATTTCACGTGTTTCTGGATCGATCGTACAGTATTGAATCTCTTCTTGTTGAGTATCCAGGACAGCTAGTGCATCATCTAATGTTTTCATTGCACAATCACCTCCTGCTTGATTGATAATTTATTAGTCGCAAACTTTTGATCATTTGCAACGAAAGTCAGAAAGAATAATATCTTTCTTGAGTCGGTCACATTGTCTGGAACGATACATCGATCATTGATGATTGGTACATACTCAATATCCGGCCCATCAATGAAGCATGCGACCTTTCGATATCCATTCAATTCTTCTGAAAAATTGAATTCAAATAATAGATATCCTTTGGATCCAGCGACAATGTTGCCATAATCACACTTTGGATCTTTTTCCAAAGTCTGACCACGTACATTAAATTTGAGAGTTCGCATATTATTAACCCTCCACTTCGATCATGACATCAGTAGTACCATTCTTGATACCATTGATCAGATTTATTACTTCTGTTCTCAATGCATTCAATTCACTTGGAGTCACCAAATCCTCTGGATTGATATCACCAAATCGATCGATAATTTCCTCCATCTCTTGAATCTTAGCATTTGCTGTGCTAACTGCAGTGTTCGCTTTACTTGCGGCTGCATTTGCTGATGAAGCAGCGCTATTGGCAGAACTTGTAGCAGTTTGAGCAGCGCTCTTAATATCATTCAAGTCTTCAGTTGCATCGATACACTCTTGTGTCGCTTGTCTGACTTCAGACAATGCGACTTCATATGGATCGTCTTGATCATGCACTGCTTTTTCAACTAAAACCAAAAAAGGAAAACTGCTGATTTGAGCTGATGACCCAGCACTATCTCTTGATATTAATTGACCTTTGTAAATACCAGGAGATGCTGTTACATTTTCCGGAATCAAAAAAGAGACCACATTATCATCTGATATCGTACAGTCTCCTTTTACTTCTTTTTCATTTGTGGTTTCAATTTCATACGTAATATTTTTATTTTTGACAACTTCTTCTATCATAAATTCAGCAGTACGATCTGTATCGTATTGCATGCAATCTATGACGTGAGTTACATCTTTATTTTTAAAAGATATGTAGTTCATCACATCACCTCCTAGATTTCAACTTCTATCCATCTTGCGCCAACAACTAATCCGTTCTGAAGATTCAGTTCTAAAACTTTCTTTGTTCCACCGGAACCACTGGCATAACACTTTGGTCTAAATACTCCACCATCTGGATAAGATAATAAAGCAATATTGTATACTGCACCTCCACCAGGATAAGCTGGACCGCCTTGGTTTTGACCGAACCACTGACCTTTGTAATACATGGCAACGTGACCATAACCTCCACCGTATGCATTGGTCCAAACACCAATATCTCCATCCTGCAATGAACCAGTCACGATATCGTGATTATTCAGCATTCCATTGGAGTATCTCCGTTCCCAAAGGTCACGTGCACCGCCGGTAGCAGTACAATGGATCGGACTATATCCTAGCCATTGATCATAAAATGCATAACCATCCCAGCATTGAGCACCATAATAGCCATCCACATCATGACCAGTCCCATTATACGTGTTGACAAATGTTTGAAATGACTGTGCCATTAGCTGACTCCTGTGACTAATCCTTTTTCAACGGTTAATGAATTTTCTACTCGGTATGTTCCTGTCAAACCACCTTTTCCGTTGATTGTTAAAGCTGAAGTTTTCAATTGAATTGAATTTTCATTGTTATCACGAGTCAAAAAAATACTACAATCATCTGCGCCACTAAATGGAAGAATATTTATGGATCCTGAACGATTATTTTGATTACCCCACATATTTATCAATGGTTTATTCTCGGTGCCTGACCCTAATGGCCCAACTGTCATACCAGATGCTGAAAAGTTACCATCGGTAGCTTGCGTTCCTAGATATAACCAATTGCCAATACCTACATCTTTGTACGTATTTAGCACCCCTCTGAACGTACCATCATTCATGACCAATTCACCGGTGTCCATATTCAGATAGAAGTTTCCATTTTTATCTGAAAGAATACCTGTGATGATGTAATCAGCAATAATCGATTCAAAATCAATAGCGGTTCCCCATACCCAGTCCGTATTGGTTTCATTCCTCTTTTTTGAAATTTGAATTCCCTGTGTTCCAGCACACATAGCGCCAAAGGTTGGACTGTTTGGATCCAAATCCTCAAACAGCATGGCACGTATCTCTTGTTTATGTGCCACATCTTTTTGCGCTTTTAATGATGCTTTTGCTGCATTGATAATGCCTTGCACCTTTTCTGCAATGACAGTATTGCTTTTCATGTCGACAACTTTTTCATAAGAGCTTGTGACTGACCCTACTTTTTCAAAAAAGGAAGCAGTATCGCTTCCCAATGTCATGCTATCTATTTTTTCTAAAATACAGTCATAATCCATTGATATGACTCTTTGCGTTGTTTCAATCTTCATTTTTCGATGACGAACTTTTCCAGAATCTCCAAGATTGATTTTCACCAAATCTTTGAATTCTTTGTAAATGTCCAATCTCGATAAATCAACCAAAGATACTTGATATGTTATTTTTGGAAGATCACATCCATTTTCAAAATCTTTGGATGCAGCGCTCCGCAATTCATCATATAAATCATCCAATGTTTCACAGACAATCACTCCATTCTCTGCATCGTTTTCCGATGCATCCGAAGCTAATTTGATATTTGAGTATTCGACAATCTGCGGTCTTGGTTCTGTATAGTTATTGATCAGAGAACTATCGATACTCTCATGATCTGGAAGCATATACCCATTGAATGCTTTAGGATATATTCGAGTAATGACTTCTGAATCATCATAAGTTTCTGTGACTCCAGATAAGTTATATCCAAATTCGGCCCTGAATTGATTTTCTTCGCCAAGTCTATCATTGATCAACACTTTATTGTTCAACCAGGCAATCTCGCCACCCCATCGATTGATAAAGGAATTGTCTGTATCACCATTAATTGCCTGGATCACATTCATTTGTTCAAAATAAGCAGTCGAAGTCTTTGTGATATTCGATTCCCCTTGATAATTGCTATCCCCTAGAATGATATCTAGTGCATTTTGACCGGTACAATTGACTGCTCGTTTATCCCATAAAAAAGGAGCCAGTCCTTTGGCTCTTAAAAAAATTGGATAAGCTGTCACTTGAACGTCATAATCTGATTTATCATATTTTTTAATTTGATAAAGTAAATCTCCATATGGAGTTGGAACTTTCAATATTGCATCTTTTTCTATAAAATCAGATCGTTCATCAAGTGGATGTATCATTGTGACCGTCCACTCTCCATTAATTTCAAAGTGAGCAATACATGATGTCGGAAATAAAGTACAATTTCCATTCTTTTCAAAACCTTCATTGCCTGGAGAATATATACTTATCATACGATCGTCCTCCAATTTGGAATAATTCGAACATCAAATCCGGAAGAAAAAGACAATTCATTTATTCCATGTTTCAAATACAGATCTTCATAATAACCACTCAAAGAAGTATTGATCCATGTGCCATCATCTCGATAACACAGATGTAAATCTGTATCGATATAAACTGTATCCGTCACATTCAATGATGCGGTATTTCCATTTATTTTCAATTGGCAAACACCTTCACCAGTAATTACGTAAATTGGATGGCATACATCATATCGATTGAATTTTACTCGATTAGGAGTCATTTTCTTTTTGCCAGCTCTTAAATAGGCATAAGGATCCAATGTAAAATCACATTGGAACGTGCCTATCGTATTGGAAGTGCCACGATCCAAATTGCCTATCTCAATCTTTTTAATTCGATAATACATATCTGGATCACTATCACGCATCAATTCTTTAACATTGAAAAGAACGCTTCTGTAATATCGGAAGCGTTCATCAACTGTTTTCTTTTTTGATTGAAAATTAAATTCAACAGGAAGCACGATATCATCGTATGTGCCTAGGTCTTCATAAAAGATACCATCTCTTCCTGGAATTGTGACTTCATTGTATTGCTTTTTGGCAGTCGGAATGACAGGCGGTTTGACCGGAAACAATCCCATTTTGATGCATGATCTATAGTCTAAATAAATATCATCTTTCATACGATCATCCTTTCATATATGCCAAACTTTCCTGTCTATTTCCAATATGCTTTTCTGTATTCTTTGAAATCACTCTACCATCTAGCGATGTTGTTGTATTTACAACGATCGTAGGATTTGTGACTGTTCGACTACTTGAATTATATGATGGTTCTAACTTCATCATATCTGCCAAATCCATGACTTCCTTTTGAACTTTTGTTCGATTGTCATGAATTCCTTTTGCCATCAAATCCATGAAGTCAGGCATCCAAGTATCGGCATCTGCTAAAGGTCCTTCATCTGGTACGGAAAAGTGCAGATTTTTTCGAATCCATCCAGTGATATTTCCAAAGATTCCAAATAATCCACTCAATTTTTCTTTTACACCTTGAATGAAATTATCAATCATATCTTTTCCCCATTGAAGGAATTTCCCAGGCAACGATGATACAGCGTTTCCAATCGTTGAACAAAAGTTATCGATTGCTTCTTTTCCTTTGTTGACTAAATTTGATGCCCATTCGGCCACAGAAGAAATCGTATCCGATATCCATTGACTAATAGAATTCAATGCATTGGAGAATGTATCTGCAACTCCCTGCGCCCAACTGTCCAATTTATTCTTTACATTTTCAATACCTTCATTCCAGGAAGCTTTGATACTCTCCCAAAGGTTAGATGCCCATTGTTTTAATTCATCCCACTTTTGACCGATCCAGTCGGTAATCGCTCCCCAATTTTGGATCACTAATATCAATGCAGTAATTGCTGCGATGATACCCAACACTACTCCTGCAATCGGTAATAATGTGGTAGATAATGCACCAGTTCCTACCGCCGCACCTCCACTTGCCATTCCAATAGCGGTTATGATTGGAGCGAGTCCGGACAGTAATGAGATGATGCCTAATATCGCAACAATCCCTAATTGAATTGGTTCTGGCAATTGTGTAAACAATTTAACGATTTCCGTCACAATTTGCATGACCGTAGTAAACAATGGCATGATCGTTTTAGACAATTCAGCCATCGTTTTATTGTAATTTTCCTGTGCCAAATTTGCATCGACAAGGTTCTTATTGTTTGCATTCCAAGCATCGGCAGCACCAATCAATCCTTGATTTGCCATTTCCTGAAGCACTAATTTTGCACGTTCTGATTCACTGGAACAATTTGCCAACTTTTCATTAAAGGCATCCTCACTGGTTCCGGCCCAGTTCAACATGTCGGCAAATGTACCTGTCACTTGGCCAACTCGAATCGTTTCGTTGATAGATTCAGCCAAACTATCAATTGGAATAGAATCTCCATACGTTGCCCAAGCCCCAATTGCACCTTTGGTGATATTGATCAAATCCTGTTGTTCCAAACCAAGTGCCTGAAGATTGGCAGTAGTTGTAGCAGCAGTCTGTGTGTCACCCAACACTCCATACAATAGATTGTATGTTTGCGTAGTTTCGGCTGTTGTGTAATTTAAATTCCTAGAAGAAGTTTCCAAAGAACCCATGATTTTTAAATATTCTTTAGATTCTTCGACTACACCTTTTAAGCTGTCTGTTACACCTGAAGCAAAGTCAGCAACCGCTTCTGCACTAAAGGCTTTTTTAAAATTTTCATTGAGTTCATCAGCTGATGAACTCATATCATCTAAATCATTGGATGCATCATTGGCAGAGTCTCCGACTTTTTCTAAACCAGTTGCAGCATCTCTTGACCCAGATGCCATCTCATCCAACATCTTATTATTCTTATTAATATCATTCGATAATTTATTCGAATACGATGTTGTTTCATTGATGGATGTTTTTAATTTTGAAATACTGGATTCAGTCGAAGCATACGCATTTCTTGCTTTCTGAACCTCTTTCGAGTTCTCTCCATATTCAGCAGTCAATCGTTCGATTTCTTGCCTTTGCTCATTCAAATAAGCGGTCTGCTTTTCAAGTTGATCATTCAATAACTTGATTTTCTGTTGTTGAAGGTCATATTGCCTTTGCAAATTTTGATTCTTTTGAATCAATGCATCCTGACTGTTTCCATTCTCATCAAATTGAGTAGAAATTGCTTTTAATTCAGAACCATACTCTTTTAAAGATTGATTAATCTGTTGGATCGACTGATTAAATTCTTTTTCACCTTTAATCGATATTTTCGGACCAATATCATATGGCTTCGATATACACCTCCTACTCTAGATCTACGTTTACATATGCATCATCTGATGCTAGATATTCATCACAATATCCATTTAAAATAAGATTGCAATCCACAATTTCAGATAGTTCTCCCATCGGCATATGGATCACTAGAGCAGGCTTCATCCCCAACCCTATTGCACGTGCATAAAGGTAGAGATTACTATCTCCTCTTAACGCTTTTTCTTCTTTTTTTTTGAATTGACAGAATTCACTGCATTGATGCTCTTAGCGTTTGATACATTTACACATAATTGGATCTTCTGAACAACATACTTCAAGCTTTGTTCATCGGCAGGAATAAAATGCAGAATCTTTTCTTCAGACAATGGTTTGATCTTTCCATTTTCAGCCGGTGAGTTTTTATAATTTGTAAGATGCATTTCATTGCAATAATAACAACCACTTGTGATCATAGCTGAAAGCATACGTGCAATGACCTCTGCAGAATCCGATATACTTTGATTCTTCTGCACTTTTGATGCGATCATCTGAATTGAATCCATGTGTTTTAAACAAGCAAGGGAAAAAGTCATTGGATAACTTTTTCCATCAATATCGATATAAATCACTTTTGTTAACATTCAATTTCCTCTATTCCCCAGAATCAGTAATATTCAATTTATGTTTGATATATTTCACTGCATTGTCTTCTGAATCTAGATCTGCACTATACTTCCAAGGATGATTATATGTGCTATCTTTTTGTTCAGAACGTAAAATACGAGCGGTTGCTTCCTGCGTTTGCCATTCAACAGATTCACCTCTTGTATTTGCTGAAGTATTTGGGATGTTATATGCAACACGTGCCAACACGATTGCACGATAAAAATCTTTTCCATTTGTTTGATGTAATTCAACAAAACCAACACCACAATCAATCGGTTTGACATCATCATCATAGATCATTTCTTCAACACCAGAACCATCAATTCCTTCGATAGTTACAGTTGTTGTTTTCAAACCTAAAATCAATTTTGAAGTTTCATTGGTTAAATCACCAGTTGAATGTGTCAAAGTTCCTGTTGTGAATCGTCCTTTTTCTGTTTCAGCAACACCATTGTTCAAATAAAGATCGCTATCATCACTCGACTCTGTTTCAACGGAATACGATGCTAGTTTCTCTGTTTCGCATCCATCGGTATATTTAACACCAGATTCTGCTGCATAGGTGTATTTTGCAAAGAACAATCTTGATAAACCTTTTTTAGCCATTGCTTAACCTCTTTTCTATTTCTTTATTTAAAGTTTCATCCATTTTTTCAATGGATTGATTTCTAGTTTTTCTTACAACTTTACCGACAAAATCATACTTATTACGAAAGGAAGTACCAGCAATGATCGACCTTGCAATCATCGGAATCGGAACTCCTTTTTCATTATATTTAGCAGTTTTATGTCCATATCCGGCAAATCCTATTTTCACATCTACATCATTTCCATTATAATCCATAGGAGAAATACCCAAACCTTTTAAAAGGTCCTCTTTATCAATGGAAGTCGGTCCATTCATCGGATCGGTTCCAGACCACGTTGATATCTCCTGATGCAACGCATCCAGTACCACACTTGCACCATCATAGAGTGCCATCTTCATAACAGGTACATTGTCTTTCTTTTCCCATTTTTCTAACGCTGAAAGATAGGCATCAAAGCCTTTACCCATTTCAATTTTAGCCATCACGAAACCTCCCAGTTCCATGTGTAATGAATGTATCCTGTTTCTTTTTCATACTGAATTGAAAATAATGAAAAAGCGATGCTATGTGCAACCAGTGTTTTTTGAATTTCATCCGCCAAATCATCAAATTCTGTTTTTGTGTAAAAATCGATGGACCCCTGTACTGTCTGTTCTTCCAAATTATTGTTCAAATAATTTGAATCTGCCTGTGCCTCTTCTTGCCACACAATATACCGATTACTGGAAGAAGTCGATGCATCGTAATGATAGATATGATCAAATTGAATTGAATTTAAAGCGGTATGGATCTTCTTAATTTTTGAAATCAAACTGTTCATTGATATGTCCCAATGCCAATTCTGTATAACCAATCCCATCTTCATCGTTTAAATGTTTGATGGTATTGATACTGCATTGTGTTCCATCTTCCAAAACTACAATATCTCCAATATGAATTTGGCGGTTCCTTTCGATATTGATTACATCTTCCAACTGTTCATCTAATTTTTTTGCTTCATAAAATCGACCATATCCCAAAATGCCATAAGAAAAATAATGCCAAGATTTAAAAGAAAGAGCTGGCTTAGGAAGTTCTCCCTTGCCAGCTTCATTCACTTTTCGATAGATCTTGACGATACCGTCATCAAATGTCATTTCATTTTTTGAGAGAATAAAATATCTCTCAATTCCTGCTTCAAATGTTCAGGGAATGGTGCTTCTAGATTGGCGCGCTTTCTAAACAGAAACGCAGCATAATCAACCTGTGCCATATGATAATCCATCGAGTCCTCTTCTACAATTCCTCTACGTTTCATCAAGGCAACAGATTGATCAAGCAAAGCTTTTAGATATTCATCGTTGGCAGTTGTATTCGTTTGAAGATTACGCTTTAAAAGATCTAGCTTATCTTCTTTATCTAATAGCATGATTATTCAGCATCTTTCTTAACTTTTACGGTATAAGTTGTATTTCCCATGCCATGTTTAACATTGATCTTCAATGTTTTTTCTGTTGTTTCAAATTTGATCTTTGAACCATTGTTGATTTTCTTTCCGTCATATTCCACAGTGATACGTGCGCCATCTTGTGCTGCTACTGCATCTACTTGAGCATCCGCACCTGTAGCTGTTACTGAATATGCGTAAGTATCTGGACTGAATGATAATGTTTCAGAACCTAATGTCAAGTTTTCCAAAGTTGCATCATTAGCTGTATCTGCTGTGAATGCGATTGTCTTAACAGGAGCAGTATCATCAATAGTCATGATACCAAAGGCTTCTGCAATGACTGGTGTACCATCGCAACGTTCAGTACCTTTGAATACTGTTTGATCATCTAAGAATCGGCATTCTTTAGATTGTTCAATTTTCTGTCCAGCACGATTTGCAAATAAGTAGCAATCAAATTGTCCAAAGATGATCGTGTTATCAGGAATGAAATTCAATGTTTCGATTGCTCCACCAACAACTGGCATCGTATTATTCATACCACTTACGATTGCAGCGTTCATGTTTGTACCCATTGCTTCGATCATCAATTTATTCTTAGTCTTTTTATTCATCACCCAAGTCAATTCACTATTTGAATAATCGTTGTATGTGCAAGATGATTTATCAACGATATCTTGGAATAATGCAACACCTTTTAAGTTTGTACCAGTAAATACATTTGATGTATGTAGATCTTTCCAAACACGTGCAGTGTTTGAATAATCACTTGGTTTAGATTCTTGCATCAATCGAGTTACAATACCTAATGGCATTTTTGTACCAAATCCATAAAGGATCGCTTTATCTTTTGCCTTCCCAATTGCTTTCCCTAATGCTTCCACAATGTCAGCAGCTAAGTTTTCATCGCTATCTTCTAAAGTTGCATTACATACTGCGAAGTAACCACCAACTTTATAACCATCCACTTCGACATCATTAAATCCTAAAGATAATTCATTCAATGAAGCGCACATTTCAGTCCAGATACCTTCTGGCATATCATTCATGATATTCTGACGTCCTGTACCAGAAATATTACGAACTGTTACATGTTTCAATAATTTAGAATTTTCTTCTGCAATCTGTTTAATGATTGGCAACATAACTTCAGGAATCAAAAGACCTGCATTATCGATTGCACGTTTTTCTTTGATTGCAGTACGAACATTTCCTAAGAATTGTTTTACATCTTCACGTGCAAAGAATGCATCACGTTCCTGAATCGTATTTCCAAAGTATTTGCTTCTTTTGTTCATTGGTTTAAATCCTCCTTTTGATCTTGCTTGACCTTCACCATCGTTTGGAACTTCCGGAGCCTTTGGTTCTCCCGGATTTTTACTTTCAACTTCTTCGATTTCTTTTTCTACTTCTTCAATATCTTTTTCTAGATCTTGTTTAGATTGTTCATGATCCGCTTTTTCCTGTTCAAATTTATCAACTTCTTCTTGAACTGCAGCCTTTTCTTCTTCTGTTGAATTTTCGTTCAACTCTTCAACAGCTTCAGCTAATTCAGCTTCTCTTTTTTCGAAATCAGCATCTTTTGCTCTTAAAACTTCCAATTGCTTTTTAGCGTTATCTCTTTTTTTTCGAGCCATCAAAACTCTTAATGACATACTTATTTGTCTCCTTTCAAACGTTTTAAAAGATCGGATTTGAATTGATCGACCTTTCTTTTTTCAATTGATTTCAAGTCGGCTTTTCGTGCAGAAACCGATGTTTCTTCATATGCAGGAAAAGTACAAACAGATACTTCATAGAGATCTACTTTTAGAATCGTCCAGTGAACGGAACCATCTTTTCTTTCTTCAAATTTCTCTTCCTGGATATCAAAGCCAAAAGAACATTGGTCAACATCCCCTCTTTGAACACGTGCATATAAATTCATGGCATCTTGATCTGACTCATTGATTTCTATATCTCCCCAAAGCCCTCTGGAATCAATGCGTAATGTCAATGTTCCAGCTTTGTTTCGACCTAAAACCAGATGTGTCTGATGATCAATCAATGCACGAACATCATTTCCCAATGTTTCATCAAAAGCATGTGGATCAACACTTTCAGAAGCTTTGTCCCATAATTCGTAATTTGAATTAAATACAGCGAAATACCCACTAATGAATTTCTTTCCCTCATTTTCACGGGTTTCGAATTTTGAATGGATACTTCTTATCTGTCTTTCTTTTCTCATTTGTTCTCACCTCCTTGATTCAATTTCTTTTGATCTGCGATCATTCCTGCTGGTATGTAATTCTCAAGCATTACCAGTTCATCTAGGCCTTCCCTCGGTGAATAGTCCATAGAATCTCTAGCTTCGTTTCTAGAAATGATGCCTCTTGCCATCAAATCACATGCCACCGTCGACAGTGTTTGTAAGTCATAAGACATCAACGATCTGCGATTGAATTTGAAATACCAATCTGGATTGATCAACAATGATCGTGTGAATGCCTGCTGGATTGCAGTGCATATCACATTGATTCGAGTGTTGATAAAATTGTTCCATTCATCACGATTGAAATTCCCAACACCCAAAACAAAAGGCGGCACATCTAATAAAGAGGCCACCGTCTTTTTATCCATTTCCACACTGGAACTGATCGCTAGATCATTCAGTGATAATGGTTTCACTTGTACTACATCGAAGCCATCGGCTGGTATCAACCAAGGTTCTCCGGCTTCATTTGATAAAACATATTTTTCAAGCAACTTGGATCTTCCTTCTTTTGAAGAAAATTCATCGGTCATACTGTCTACTTTGACAATGATTGAAGGTTTCCATTTGCTTTCCATGAATTCTTTTTTTGTCGATGAAGCTTGGTTCAATGTATTTGCAACCGAATTCAAAGACTTCCGATATCCAGTCCCTTTCCAAGGATAATATGGATCTGGATTCATCACCACATGGATCAATTCATCATTCGAATAGTATTTTCCATTGTATCCCATCTTGTATGCAAAACCATCTTGAATAAATGAGACAGTTCCAGGTGACAACAGATACAAACCTTCCAACAATCCACTTTTCGTGCTTGGAAAAATCACTGCATTTCCATCGCCTTCCAAAAGTAGGCAACGCACGATTCCTGCAATAAATGTTGATCGTGTCATATAAGGATTTGGAGTTACATCCACCATTTTAGATAGAGCATTCTTAATTCGATAGTCCCCATTCTTTCGGTTTTCCATCAAATAAATGGTCATGGTTCCTACCAAATTGGCAATCTTATTGACTGCACTTATAATTTCTGGATTCTGGGATAAAGGAATATATCCATCGGTAATGATGGAATCCCAGTCACTCACACATAATCCAAAGGAAGATCTATCTTGTTTTGAAGTAGATCTTGTTTGTTTTCTTTTAATATTCTTTTTCTTTGACAAGATATCACCTCCTACTAATCAATAAACATCGATGCGGATGTCGACTTCTCATTCGCAATCAACATTTGTTTACATCCGATCACGCTGCAATCGAACAAGTCGATACGTTGGTTCGGCATGACTTTTTGAAATCTTACAAAATCGTCACTGTCTTCAACAACTTTGACATTCCCGACACAATATTCATAAGCTTTGTTATGCAAGTAATAGAATTCCTGCATATTGAATTTCTTTTCGATTTCTCGAAAGGCTTCCGTCTTTTCAACATATAACTGCTTTTGATCTCGGATCTTGAATCCAGCACGTTTCATTTTCAATATGAATTCTCTTGAATATCGCCTGTCATATCCGACCCATCGAATCTTGAATCCGGCTTTTCGAACTTTGATAAACCAATTCACAACTTCTTCATATTCGATCACGTTGCTATTGCAGATCGTCAACCATCCTTCTTCTTCCCACCAAAATACTGGAATGTTATCCTCATCTGCTTTTAAGTTGGCAACGGATTTTGGAATAAACGCATGGCTGATACAGATATCGACATTTTTGTATCGGCCATAGATACACACACCGGTCAAGTCATGGAGTTTGGATAAGTCCGCACCGCCATACCATTTGATTGGTAACTTGGCCAGTTCTTCGATCGTCCAATCGTACTTCATATCCGATGCTACAACCAAAGGCATGTCGAAATATGTATCGATCTGATTTGTGAATACATTCAACGATTTTGCAAAATAGTCCTTTCTCTGTTGTGGATCATTCTGCGCCTGGATCGCATCGTTCATCAGGTCCGCAGCACGTACGCTTTGACCAATTCCTGGATTGGCCATTGCCTGCACATCTGGATTCAAATAATCTAAATACTTACCACCTTTATCATTGGTTGACATATCGGCTTCCGCTATAAAGATGAAGTATTGTTCATCTTCGATTTCACCATCCAATACACGTTTGCAATATTTGACCTTTTGCGCTAAGAAACTGTTTGGATCATCACCGGCAGTAGAGATACCGATCATGAGCTTATTGGTATAAGCTTTCATCGCTTCTTTGAAAAGGTTATATTGTTTCGGCTTTTTAAAAGCATGGATCTCATCCGCAATTGCTACGTTACAGTTGAAAGAATCCTGCGCATCTGGATTGGCGGCCAAAGCCTTCAACTCAAACATTCCATCGGCAATCTCCGCCTTGATGGAATGTTCGTTATTATTGTCGATGATATGAAAATGACCACCGTCATTATCATCCTCTCCCATGTGTTTGATGTTGTACTTCAAAAAATTGAATGTTTCCAAAGTTTGATTCAATGCAGCAGCAACAACATAAACTTTTGAACCACTCTTTCTATAAAGCAATCCAAGCGCATAAGCCAAGGATGCGGAGAAACTTGTTTTAACATTTTTTCTTGGAATGAAGATCAAAGCTTCATGAAACTTCTTGATCGAAGTTCCTTTGTGATAAAATCCCAAAATGTTATACACAATGAATTTGTGAAAAGGCATCAAAAGAAAAGGAGTCCCTCGTAAAGGTTCTCCTTCTTGTGTTTCACCTTGCATGTGACAAATCGTTTTTTCAATAATACCGATTACGAAATCCGCATCCTTTGAATCGAATTCATATTTGTCATTTTCAAGATCTCGGTAAAATCTTTCAATCCCTTTTAACTGGTACTCATTACATTTGACCTTTCCAGAAAGTCTTTGCTCGCAATACCATCGGACATCCGATGCATACTTACCACTAAATTCCGCCACTTAAAGCCTTTTCTAACATGGATACTTTCTTCGTTTCTAAGCCATGCCTTTGTAAAGTCTTTAATCCTTTTGGAGTCAAACCCAATGTATCTTCAAGTACGAGCAATTGTTTCTGTAAATTATCAATTGATTTGAAATATGAAGGTGGAATGTCTTCAGAGTTTTTTAGAGATTTTGCGATTGAACGGTTTAAAGAATCATATTGGATTCTTACATCTGCATATCTTCGGATTGTAGGCTCGAACTCTTTTTTGAAAGTGCCCAGATTCTGCATGTTTTCTTTGGTTTTCTTAACGATTTGATATTTTCGATCATACACTTTTCTATTGGCCATTTTTCGAACCTCACCTCCTTGCCTCTCTTTAACTCCAAAAATCAACCAGAGTTGGAAAAACCTCCACTCCCCCAGATTCGTTGATTACGAATCGATTTCAAAAACAGGGGGGATCTATAAAAAATATTTTTCTTTTTCCAGTGCATCGATGTCGATGCCTAGATATTCTGCAATTTGTTTTTGCGTTATCAGACCGGCACGATAGCCAAGATATAGTTTCAAGGTCATATCAATTGATTCAAGTAATTCCGTCATATTGAATACCTCTCTTTGCTCGTTCGCCAGTCCTGACCAGGTATCGTCTTTTCCATCAACCAACGTCCAAGATCAGTTAACTCTCCAGTCAATCGATTCTCTAGCTTATTGTGTCCATTGGCTGATACAGATATCAAATTCCAATCACAGAATCTATATTCAGGATATTCATCTGCAGGATAGATGTGATGCACAATCGTTGCTTCTTCTCTCAAGCCATACCACTTCATGACCTGACAGATAAACTTATCTTTCTTAAGAATATGCAATCGCTTCTTGCGCCATCTGCTACTGCTATAATCCATGAATATCCACCTTTCTTTTTGGTTGCAGACGATGGAGTCGAACCATCTTCAACAGCTGAAGAGACTGTTATGTTACCGTTACACCAATCTGCCATTTGGCGCTGTGTGTAGGACTCGAACCTACAATCCCGCAAAGGACGATGGTTTTCAAGACCACTTGACTCCCTACTGTCCAACACAGCATCTGGCGCAATGTGAAGGACTCGAACCTTCAGTGCCTGACAGCACAATAGTTTAGCAAACTATCGGATTCACCAATTCTCCCAACATTGCACAAAAAAAGACCAAGACTCTCTTGTCCTGATCTTTTCGACGATATCATAATAACACACTAATCCTTTTCACATTGTGAAAAATGAAGAAATTTCGAAAGTTCCTTTTTTATCTTATAGACCAAAGTGCCACGATCGCAGCAATACTCATGTGCTAATTCATCCCAGGATACATCATTGACGAACTTCTTAATTGCTATACCCTTGATGTCCTCATCTTCTATTAAGTTGATGATCGTTCGTATTTCACTCATCTTGCCAAACGCAAACAGCATTTCCTTCTCAACTTGCTTTTGTTTTGTGAATATTTCCAACAATATCGTGTCCTGACTTTTTGGATTCTGTACACGATCATCACTTAACGATATTCCTTTTGGCTTTTGAAGATCCTTTACCTTCTCATCCAACTTTGCCAGTTCATCTTGAAGAAACAAGTATTCCGTATTAAATCTACGATAGTTATATAACTTGCTCCAAAGAATATCTGTTTTTGCTCGGATATAGTCTTTTCTGTCCATTTACTCTAACCTCCTAGGATGTCCATTCATAATCTTCGATCGACTTTCTATCTCTGATCAATTTAAAAAGATCGTTTTCATCAATTCCATTCTGTACACAAATCGTGCCTAATTTATGAACTTTTCTTTTCTGCTCGTCAGCTGTGTAACTTTTCTGGATCTGACGAGCAATCATGTCATTTAGTTCCTTGTTTTCTTTTTTCTTCCTAATCCTCCATTTCACTGATCATCTCATAAATGATCTTTAATTCTATAAACGATAACTCAAGTCCTATTCCATTGAATGTGTTTTCTGCTTTTATCGTCTTGGCTATCTTGTTGATGGTGATTTTGTCCATCCCCTTTTCGTATATCAAAAGGACTTGATTATCACACACTTTATCGAATCCTCTATCGACTAATTTGTCAATCATGCCTCCTCCTTTCTATGTGTAGATTACTACATATTATCTTCACAAAAATTAACGTTTCAAATGTTCAATATTTATCGAATACTTTTCCGCTTTTTCAACATCAAAAACTTTTTAAGATTTTTGACCCTGTTTTTTTATGATTTTTATTACAATACAGCCTTTATTCATTTTAAATTTTAAGGTGTTTGGAGATATATAAAGCAGATCTTTTATATCTTCATTTTCTTCATCAATCAAATAGTATTCTCCACAATTTACGTTAAACGGTATATAAGATGGATCAACTACCTCTATACGTTCTACATCTTGATTCATATTTGTTCCTCCTTAGAATGGTAGATCATCGGCATCGATGTTCAATGTTTCATTTGGATCATAACCGACTGTATTGTTTGGCTCATATCCAGTGTTTTGTTTTCCTGCATTCTTTGGTTCCAGGAACTGTATGCTTTCGGTCATGACCTCCGTGATATATACACGATTTCTATACTGGTTGTCATAGGAACGTGTCTGAATGCGTCCTTCAACACCGATCAATGATCCCTTGTGCAAATACTGTGCCATTAAATCCGCTGTCTTGTTCCATGCTACACAATTGATAAAATCTGCATCCGGTTGTCCTGGAGTCTGAATACGTCTGTTTACTGCTAGTGTATACGATACGACCGTTGCTCCATTCTGTGTATGTCGTATCTCCGGGTCTTTCGTCAATCGACCAATCAGCAATACTTTGTTCATATGATGCCTTCTCTCTTTTTCAATCGAAGTTCTTTCCTTTCGATCCAACTTATCAGTTCTTTATCTGTGATCGAATACATGGCCATCAACTGTTCCAAACAAATCATGACATCTGCCATTTCCTCAATTAGATGTTCTCTCACTTCGGTTGGTATCATCTCTTTACTTCTCAAACATTTACTGATTGCCTGGATCAACTCAGAGCATTCTTCCATTGCGATCATCGACTGAGTGACAGTTCCATGTTTATGGATGATCTTTTTAACTAATTCTTTGTCCATCTTTTATTCCTCAATTCGAAAGACATACTTTTTAAGTCTTTCTTCACCGATTTCATTTATTGCCTTTTTAGCAAGTTCTTTTGTGTCAAAGTAAATAGAACCTTGAAACTGACAAGTATGCCAAACTTCAACATATACTTTTTTACTTGTATTGTCGAATTGAAGTGAATAGTTATCATCTTTATACTTAAACGTTCTTCTGCCATACTTCATCATGATCGTTTCACATACTTCACGGCAAAATTCCATCTCTGCTTCTTTTTCAGTCAGGAACGCTGTTCCCAAATTCCTTCTTAAATTAGAAGGTGCATCATTATACCAAACAGATGGCAGAACCCCAAAATTTGCACTAATATGATAATATGTATCCCCTTCTTTAAGGTCCCAGATTGTTTTAGGCTTTGGCTTTACCAATAATTCTTTTAGTTTATCTTCATCTACAAGATAATTACCATATTTAGTTTCGATTTCACTTAATTTAATCATAGTTTTTCAAACTCACTTTCTTTTCTTTTCAGTTTCTTTTTGAAATAATCCAGCATAAAATGAATATCTTCTTCATCTAAGTCATATGTTGATACGAAACGAAAAGATTTTTTTCGTATCATTGGAAGAAGATCTATATCTATCGTATTTACTCCTTTACCTTCTATCTTCGCTATCACAGTAGTGATGCAAGATAACAGATCTACTAAACTTTGTAGATCTTCGATTTTTTTATGAAGTTGATTTGCTTCATCAAACTCTTTGTATTTCATATTCCTTTGCTCCTTAAATCTTGACTAAGCCACCTGAGATCATACATGGGTTTCTTAGTTCTTCCATTACAGTAATCACATACTGTCTGTCTGCTGATGTATAGATCCTTTGCAGCATCTCTAGCACTTTGCCATTCACGTACTTTATGATCTGAATCGAACAATCCTACAGGGATTGATTTTGACATTTTGCCTGTGATGCTTGCAAAATCGTGCTTATTGAATATCTTGATATTTTCAAGTCTCAGGTCTCCTTCGAGTATGCATACCTGATTGGATCGCATCCCTAGAAACTGTAATGCAAAAATACGCACTGCATTTTGTTCCTTGTCCCCAAGTTTCACAAAATATTGATTTCTACGTCCTTTCTTTCGATATATCGAAAGATATTTTTTCTTCCTGTTTTTATAAATCACGTAGATGCGGAAATCCGAAGTAGCATAATATCTTTTGCCTGAATCGCTAGTTAAAATCAACTGATCAAACTGCTTTTTTTCTCTCGGATCTTCATCAAAATATTTTTCGACCAGGACACATCCTTTATACATGCCGCCTCTACTTAACCAGGATCTGAATTGGAAGTTGTTCATGTTCATGTCCTTTTGAATTTTCTTACTTGTGACTTCTCCAAGAACCTCTGTTGGATCATTTGGATTCAACATCAAATATTCATTGTATCTTGGCATATCTACCTCATCTTAAACTCCTTTTTTCTCATTACATTACGGAAAACGCAAGACCAACCAACAATACGATTGGCCAAAATGCGATTAATGATAAAATCATCGCAAATATGGTGTATACAATGACCGTTAAAAAACATCCAAGTACAGTTAAAACTATTTCAATGATATTCTTCATAAAATGACTCCATTCCTGGCATTGGTCCTGCGTCTTCCAACAATGGAAAGCTAATTATTTCCATCAGCCATAATGCTAGAGCCAAGATGATTAGAGGAAGAATTTTTCTAATCATCGATGACCTCACAATTATTCAGGATATCTTCAAGTGTAATGGAGGTATTTTTAATACCTGCAAAATGTCCTATTCGTTTCATGTTCATGTATGTGTTGAAACTTTCAAACGCACGGTTATGAGACATATCATTTGTTCTTATCAAATCGTATTCCCAAGACTTTAATTTTATTGGATCTATATGTTCAGCCAATAATATACGTAACGACAAATCTAAGTTTTCGTCAAATTCGCATTTTTTACATTCAAGTTCATCACAAGATTTTCCATGTCTGCAAATAAAAGCACTAATACAGATTGCTTCTCCGGCAGATAGTTTATTTTTGTGAAATTCATAATTTTTCATGATTGTTTCTCTCCTTCTATTTGGTACTAAAAAGCATTATTGATAATTACAGCGATCCACATAAAAAGGATGCATACCCACATAATGAGTAACGCTAAGTTATAAGTCATATATTTATATTTCCAATTAACAATCACATTTATGATTGCTGCGATTGCTAGAATTGTGAACACCAACCACATTATTATTCCTAACATGCCAATTCCCTCCTGTAATGTGTAGATCTGGGTTTAAACCAGGATCTATACACTTGAGTTCCAACTCCATTTGCTTGTTCTTTAATTTTCGTTGTTTCAACTCTTCTTCACCTATTAAAATTTGGTGTATTTTTATAAAAAAATGCAATAACGCATTCGGATTATCAGGCATAACTTGGACACCTACACATCCATCATAGTCAATCATTCAACCACCCTAGTTCTTTACATTGCGTATTTACTGCTTTTAGAACATCCATGCTCATAGGACCTGCTGATGTTACTATCCAACGATCATTTTGTAGAAAATATATCGTTCTATATCCTCTTTTATACATCTTACATGATGTTTAATCTTCTACCTTTTCCCATCCTAATCTTTCAAATATTTGTTCGGCTTTCATTTCCTACTCTCCTATTCCATGCTTCTATTGCTTCTTCTTTTTTTGGAAATAAATAAACACCCATCTGTCCATTATCGATTTTATAATTAGCAATAGGACAAATTATGTTATCTTCATGATAATGACCTATTGTATAATACAAGCCACTCCAAGGACTCTTTTCGTATTCTTTATCGTGTAAATTACCTTCTTCATCTCGTATCTGTATTACTGCCTTTCCTCCACAAAAAGGGCATGGTTTTAATTCTTTCATTCCTGATCCTCCATCAATTTTTCGTTAAGCAAAAGATGCATAAAATATTCAAATTCCATTTCTCTATGGTCAATACAATTTACTCTTTGTGGCTCTATATCTCTTATAGGTGGTTTTGGACTAAAAAATGTTTCTTTGTTCATTCTCCCACCTGATTTCTAAATAATAATTAATTAAATCATAAGTAATTATAGAAACAATTATGATAATCCAATTCAATAAACCTGTTATCCCAATTGATTCAAGACCTAACTTCATCGAAAAGTAAATTATACTGTAAAATATAAAATCCAAAATCAATAACAATATTTTCATTGAATAACCTGCTTTCTGTAGAAACGATTTTCTTCAAATTTCATAGGCTCATATCTTAGATTCTATTTTGATGAATTAAAACATCAAATTCTTTTGTTTGTGGATATATTTCACATATCTCAAAATATTGGTTCCAGTTATTGTCCCAAACCCACATATTTTCTTTTAGCTCTTCAAACTTCAAAGGTGGATTGTCAAAGTGTTCATTAATTAGTTGGTATATTGGTTCCAAGTCTTCTTCAAGTCCTTCATATCCCCAATTTAATATCAATTCATTTACTGAATTTAAACATTCTTCTTTAGTCAGCATCATTCAAATGCCCTCCAATTATCATTCCTTTTAATCTTCCAAACATTTGGTCGAATGTTTTGAATATAGCAACGATGAGATTCAAGCCTAAATGGGCATCTTTCGCAATTTGTATTTTTTATACATTCATCTCTTATAATGTGTAACGCATTTAAAATTTCTTCCTTTGTGTGTTCCATTAATACTTTATCCTTTCCATTTTTTGTTTTTTCATCTTGATCGTTGTTCTGAGATAGATCCTTGTTGTTTCCAGAGAACTATGGCCAAGTATATCGGCCAGCTCTGCCAGTCTGCTTTCGTTTCCTTCCAGGAAATAATATGCAAACAGATGTCTAAATGAATGCGGATGTACTTTTGACTTCTTGATTCCTCTGCATTCTCCTGCCAGGTCTTTCAAACATCGATAGATCCTGGAATAAGACAATGGCTGCCCATCATGATTCCTGAATATAGGCCCTGAATCAATATGATTCTCTTTGGCATATCGAAGAAGATCTCTTCTCAATGTTCCTGGTACCGGTACTTTACGTGTCTTTCCTTTGTTTGTCACCTGTACAAAATCCTTGGATGCCTTTAATGCATCCACTGTAAAGAAATCAATTTCCTTTGCACGGATGCCTGTAAACCCATATACCGATAAGATGAGATATGTTCGCATATCCCCTTTTTCCTTGGCCTTTCGTCTCATCCTTTTGAAATCGGATGGATTCAGGATGTCATCCAAAGAATCTGGAGCCTGGATACGAATGTTCTTCACGACATTTTTTGAATAATGTTTCTTTAGCATCGTGAAATCAAACTCATCTGTGTTTTCTACGACCTCGCAATATTTGATAAATTTATTCAGGATCGTAAGATATACATTAACCGTTGATGCCTTGTATTTTTTGATCAAGTGATCCTTGTAAGCCAGGATATCCTTCTTTGTCACTTCCTGGCCATCTTTTAGTTGATTAACAAAATCAAAAGGGATACGACGATATGCAGATATCGTTTTGGATGATTTTTCATCACATATCTCTTCTTCGATAAAAGAATCGATCTTTCTTCTTAAATTTTCTTTTTTCTTCGAATCACCTACTTTACGAAAAGGCATGAATATATCTTCCCGTTTACAATGAAATGCCTGTATTTTTGACTTTCCGGGATATCTTCATTTTCTACCGGGATCAAAAGCATCGTTGTCCCTGGGACAATCTCTTCTTCATATTCAGCACCATATTTCATCTGGTTCTTGAATGATGCGATATGAACATTTGATTTAGCTTTATCTCTCATGCAAGTTGCGATCATACGACTAGCCCTCCTTTTAAATTCTGAAACTGCTGATTATTTTTGTTGAAAACAACCTCTCTTTTCCCCGTTCTCCCTCGGTTTTTGGCACAGATCAGCTCGTACCTCGGTGTCGAATCCGAGTAATCCTTGGTGCAGTCATTCAATAGAACTACTGAGTGTGCTGTTTGTTCCACCTCACCTGAATCCTTTAGATCGATCAGCTTTGGTGAATCATCCGCGTTACGATTCAACTGGCTTAATGCAAAAATGGTACAGTCGAAATCCTTTGAAATGTTATTCAGATCGATCATGATCTGCTGCACTCGTTCACGTGTGTTATTGATCTTTCGATTGGTGATATAACCAATATGATCGATGAACACCAGGCAATGCTCGTTCCTGGATTCTCTGGCTATGATCTTTCGAACCCCTTCGATCGATTTGGAACCAGAATAGATTCTCACCTTCATCTTTTGATCAAACCTTTTTGCAGCATCCTGAAATCGAACAAATTCATTCTGTTTCATAAAAGTAAAGTTTCGAATCGGAACACCACTTTGGATGGCCATTAACCTCTGATAGATTTCTTTCTCTGTCATCTCTAGGTTGAAATACAGACATTTGTACTGCTCGGCCAGGTCGTTCATGATGTTCAATGCATATGCCGATTTCCCAACACCGGTCCTTGCGGCAATCACATTGACCGTCTTCTTGGATGGAGCCACGACTTCTTCATAAAAGGCCATCCTTCTGAAATGGATCTTCTCTTCCTTTCGCTGCAGCTCATCCAGGATCTTCTGCTCAGACCATTTGGACGCTGTGCCCAGGTTGAAATCCTTACCAAGTGAAGCAACCTGAGACTGATATTCATCAAATGTGATCTCTTCGGCATTGACACCGTCCAGCTTTGCGTAGGATTCACGTATCATCCAGCTTGTCTGCAACTGATCCAGCAGATCGTCATACCTTGATTTTTCATACGCATGATCCATCAATGCGATATACGTGTTCTCCAGGCCTTCCTTTGAAAGTTCCAGAACGATGTCTTCCATTGCCAGAGTATGCTTTGTAGAAAACACTTTCTTGCATACACGGACGATTTCCCTAAGACCTGAATTGGTAAACAGTTCAATTTTCAAGTTTGGGTCCTGGATGAACTTATCGTCAAAACAGGCAATCGCTGCAAGATGATATTCCAGGGTTCCCTGTTTTTCTGAGATCATCGGATATCACCTCTATACGTATGGCAATGTATCATTGCTTTGCCTTCTCTTTCGCTCCTGGTTCTCCCACGTTCTAACAGCTGCTTTCCAATCCTTCATTTTGTTCTTTCCAATCATCCAGCCTTTGGACTCATAAAAGTCAAAAAAACGTTGTGGATCAACAGTGTTGTTCCGTTTCTTGCAATAGGATGCAATTTCAATGACCGATGGTATTTTGAAACGTTTCTTTTCGTCATCGTCTGCATCCAACTTTTCTTTTTTATTTATTTTTTCTTTTAATATAAATATATTATCTATATTATTGGGCGAACTGAGTTCGTCTTTTTCGGAACAAAGTTCGCCTCGACACGAACTGAGTTCGTTTTGACATGAACTTTGTTCGTCTTGTTCACACGAACTTTGTTCGCTTTTTAACGAACTTAGTTCGTCTAGATTCCTTGTCCTGAGCACTGAATCCGACTTGTAAATGAGACCATTTTGGGTCAATTTATTAAGCGATTTCTGGACCCCTCTTATGGACGAGTTGCACCAGAATGCGAGGTACTTCTGGCTTCCTACGAAGCCTGATCTATCGTCCTGCGAGAAGCCGAAAATGATAGCATAGATGATCAGATCCATGCCCTTCAATTTCAGTTCCTCTATCATCCAGTCCTGGATCACAAGATAATTTGATGCACTCATGTTCCTTCCTCCTTCTTTTGCAAAATGCTCAAACAATACTTCCATTTTTCCAGCTCGATCTGTTTATCAATCAGCTGGATCTTATATATATCTTTCTCTGACGTTCCGTCTTTCAACGTCAGAACCTTCTGCCGATAGAATGCCAATGAATATTCTGCATTCTTGATCTGATGGATGATGAACTGTCTGCATTCATTCATGGCCATCATCTTCCAGTTTCTTCAAAAGCCTCTCGGCCTTTTCAATCTGAATATCCATAGAACTCTTTCTTGCCTTCATCTCGGTGATAAAATGTTTATATTCTTCCTCTGTGTCGGCGATCTTATACCCTTTGCTGGCACTGAAGCCAACAATCAGAACATCCTTATATTTCCCATCCGACAGATTGATATGCTCCTTGATCATGCGGAGCTGTCTGTCTGGATGCTTGTTGTTCTTGTCAAGGTTTAAAGCTTTGACAAGCTTGTCCCTTGACTGTTTTCCGGTCCTTTGCAGAAGATCAATCAAAATATCTTCTTTCATGCTTTTAGATCCTCGCTAGTCGTCTGAGGATTTGCCCCCCGAATAAAATCTTGCGCAATTCTACTGCAATCATGCCTCCAACCATCGTATGTATGATCAATAACTCTCCAAAATTTTCGTCTTTTGGAGCTGTATCTAAGATGTTTGATACAGCTTTAGCTACTGATTCCCTTAATTTTTCTTCTGTTAACGTTATTTCTTTCATTCTTAGATCTCCTTTTCTTTTTTTGTCTCCTGACCTACAAGCAGAACACCGGACCGCATAAAAGTTTTTTTAAATGACCATCGTATCTGCACATTATCAATGATCGAGCTTATAAAACCGGTTCAGAATTAAGGGGAACTCCGATGCCCTGCTTGTAAGCCAGGAACTTTCTGTGTTAAAATAGGAGTGGATATTTTAGGCTATCCACTTTTAAGCGCTCTTGCTTTGGTCGGCGGAAGGCGCTTTTTTTATTTGCACTGAAACTTTTGTCGATCTATTAAGATTCAGTGCTCTTTCTAAGGCTTCTTTTAAGCGACTTTCTTTTAATGTTCCATATATCATGATCTACCCCTTTCTATCCAAGCACTGTGCTCAACACCATGAGTCCATAGGTGAAGAAGCAACCTATGATCAATCCAGCTACAAATAAGACGGCCGGATTCAATCTTCTTTTTTTCTCTTTCGGTTCTTCCGGCCATTGACACCAGCTAAATGCATCCGTGTCAATAAAGTCCCCATCTCTTACTTTTTCCATATTCTCATCCCCTTTCTTCAATGTGATATAATCAGTTTGGTGATCATCATGCTAAATACTTTACTAACGAAAGAACAATCTAATTTTTTAAAACGTATCAATGAAAAAGATATCTTCCTAAACGCGTTGAATAGCGAAGAACGCAATATTGCAAGATTTCTTAAAGAGCTTGGTTATATAAAACTAGTACAAGATATTGATAATAATTACCTTAAAATTACTGAAGCTGGAAAAATGTACCTTGAATTTGAAAAAAAACGCTATGATGAGCAAAAACGTCTTGATGAAGAATTAGAATCTTTAAAACAAATGGCAAATTCTGCAAAAAAACAATCTCAAGAATCCGAGAAAGATGCTAAATTCAGTAAGAAAATTGCCATTCTTTCCTTGCTTATTTCATTAGCAACAGTAATCATTCAAATAGTAGAGTTAATATCTTAACCATTGCCAGTAAACAAATCGCAATTCCTTGAATTAGTACTATAAACTGCAAGTCTTTAATTTTTTTATTACAACTTTCGATTTCATCATTTATTTCTTTATCTTCCATTTTTATCACCTCTTTCTATTGATCCTTTTCGTTGTATAATGTTCTTGGAAAGGAGTTTTTTTATGAATAAAAATTTTGATGATTTTAAATCTCAATATCTAAAGAATGAAGATATTGAAAAAATAGTTGATTCGTTCCCTCAGGAATTAAAAGAACTTGACCCAAATAATATTGGAAACGATATAGTGAATATTAGTGCAACTATTTTTGTTGAGATCCTTGAGAAGTATCATCATTGGTTATCAGATGACATTTGATTCCTTTAACATTGTATGTGGTCCTTTTTTTAATATGAGCCGATTCATCTGCCAATGAATTGGCTTTTTTTATGGCTGCAACAGCATTTGACATCACAAGTGCTGTATAAGAAATTTGCTTCAAATATTCAGCATCATCACACTCTTTGATAAGTTCAATGAGTGCTTTTTTCTTTTCAATTTCCATCCTTACACCTCTTCCCTATTCCTTTCTAGAATGTTTCAATTTCTTCTTGAGATAATCCTTTTTTAATTCTTATCTCTTTCACTTTGTTGTCCACGCTATCCTCTCCTTTCATTGTCAATTATAGTTTAAAGTATATGCGTTGTCAACAAAAATTTACATTTTTGTTGTGTGAACAATAAATTTATTGTATTATATAGTTGACATAAAGGAGGAGTATATGAAATTAGGTGAAATAATTAAAAACTATATATCAGAACATGATATATCGGTGCGAGAATTTGCACGTAAATCAAACCTTTCAAATACATATATATCGAACATTGTAAATGGATCAGATAAAAACCCTAGTCTTGATGTTCTTGGAAAAATTGCTAAAGCAATGGGATTAAGTTCACAACAGCTATTTGACTGTTTGGATGGAGAGCAAACATTTGCAATCAATCAAAAAGCAATACAACGTATTCCACTTTATACTTCTATATCATGTGGAACTGGTCTTTTTGTAGATGATCAGGTTGAAGATTATATTGCGATTCCCGATAAATATATAAAACCTGGGCATGACTATTTTGCTAACACAGCTTCAGGAGACAGCATGATTGGAAAAGGAATCAAAGAAGGCGATGTTTTGGTATTTGAAAAAACAAACATTATAGAAAATGGCGAAATTGGAGCTTTTTGTGTTGGCGAGTCTGAAGCTGTTTGTAAAACATTTAGAAAATTACCTAGTGGAATGATTTTATTAGAAAGTGCTAATGAGGCATATCAACCTATTGAAGTAGATTTAACGGATGAATGTTTAAGAGTTATTGGTAAGTATAAATTTAAATTTTCGATAGAACAATAAATTCATCAGAAAGTTGAATTACAGAAAAGAGGAAATAAGATTATGGAAAGAAAAATACTACATGATGGGATTGAGAATGTTTTCAGAGACGAAAGTTTTACTTTTACTCCTTTGGAAAGCCTTGATCAAATCACAATAAATTATACTGATTTAAAAAGTATCAAAATAGACGGAACAGAAATCATTGCTCGTGTTATTAATGAAAATGGGACTGTATCTACATATACCATTCCGTTTGATGAGCAATTCAAAAAAGAAACATCAGCGTTGATTAAAGTTATAAACAGGAATGTTTTAAATAACACAACTCCTCCACCTGTAGTGGATGATGAACCGGTTGAAGAACTAGAAAAAGAAGTTTCCAAGGAAAAACATATTGCTGCAACTGTCTTGCTAGTTATTTCTGCAGTTCTAAGCATTGGTTATGCTGTTTATATGTTCTATATATTCTATACTGCGTCAACCACTCCTGTTGACACTGGTAACGTCTGGGCAGACGCTGGAGCAGAACTAGGAACATATATTGCATTAAGAGCGATACTACCATTCTTCATCTGTGAAGTTATTGCCGCAGTTGCCAACTTCATTGGTGCCATATCAAAAAGTTGGATTGTAGCTTTCATCTCTGCAGGATTATATTTACTTTCGATCATATTATTCCCTTCAGCATTCCTAAATGTTGCAGTTCAATTGATTCTGTGCATAATTGCTGGAGTTCTGATATTAACAAAAAAAATGAAATCAAACTAAAAAAAGACCTCGGTCCACACGGGATACCGAAGCCTAATAAAATTATAACAAAAAAATCCTCCAGTACTGGCAATACTGAAGGAAGTGTTAAAGAGGTGTACGGCAATACACCTTGTACATAAAAAGAATGCTAGGCAAGCATGTATCTTTTTATGTACCCATTTTACCATAAATAGCTAATCGCTTCAAATATGCAAAAAGTGGAAAACAGAAAGGATGGGTGCGAATGAAAAAAGCTAGATTATACGCAAGAGTTTCTACTGTAGAACAGAAAAAGAAGAACATATCAATCCCTGTACAGATCGCATCACTTAAAGAATACTGTAAGAACAATCAGTTTACAGTGATCAACACATATATCGACAATGGTATATCTGCATCTTCCATAACAAAAAGGAAAAGTTTTTTAAAAATGATCGAGGAATCAAATGAGGGTGACTACATACTATTTACTCGTTTGGACAAATGAAGTTTAATGTACTTTTTTAAATTTGTATCAAAATGTCACGATTTTGTAAGATTTGACCACTACACTATTAATCGGGAGGTGATCAAATTGGTAATTGAAATCAAACCTGAAGATCTATCTTTATTTTTAGAGAAAATTGGTCCTAATAATATTAATAGGATAGAAGTCTATGGAATAAATGAAGATGGATCAAGAGAAAAGATTGATCCATCTGAATATTTAAAAGAGCTAGACCATTTAGTCTAGCTTCATTTCTTCGAAACATTCATCTTCTTCAGTTTTGCTTATATATAGATTATCCATATCATCTCTGGATAATAACAACCCATCATCTAATTTTACATAGCCATTTGGATCTGCGATTCGTTTCAAACCGCTTAATGAATAATCTTCAAAAATTCCCTTTTCTTGGATTGCTTCTTCACTTACAAATAATTTAATCATATTATTTATCCTCCTTATTTTTTATCTCTGTTTTTTAAAATGATTGAAATGATTAGCTTAGCGATTCCTATCGCTATAAGAAAAACTCCTAATTTTACTAACATATTATCTTAAAATGAGTTATAATTGGAAGAGAAGTTAGGGGAGTAACTTCTCTATAGCGATTAACGCTATTCCAATTAGAAGATCTATAATCGATAAGATTAATAATTCTTTCCAGTCGATTTTAGATCTTTTTTTATTGCTCATCTTTTTACCTCCTTTCCTCTTTACACTTATATTATAAACTGTTTTGGTTTATTTTTCAACTATTTTATACACTTTTTTATATTATTTTTAACCTTTTTTGTTTTACTTTTTAATGAATATGGTTTATTATAATGGTGTAAAAGAAAGGAAATCACATATGAAATATATAGATAATGATGCTTTTATCATCGAAGTTGAAAAAGCTATTTTA